AATGATAATACAATTTCAGTAGATGGGTCAAGATATTCTAATATCCAAGTAGGAGATTTCTTATCAGCATATGTAGATCCTACAATAGTATTAGAAGTAGGTGAAGTGCCTAAGAAAATAACAAGAATCTTAACAAGAAAAGTTAATCCTTCTGATAATACTCAAATATTACTATCTTGTGATTCTAAAGTTGATTCTAAAACTTATAATGGGGTTATGGAAACAACAAGATATTCTTCAATTGATAATTATGTATCAACATATAAGGGTATTTCTCTTAAAGGATTTAGAATGAGAAATGCTTCAATACCTGATGGAACAGAAGCAAGACAATCATCAATACTTGATTTAGTTGGAAAAGGAACACCATTATTTGAAGCTTTATCAAATAAAGATGCAATTGATTTCAGATATTTAATTGATTCATTTGGTTTAGGTTTAACAGAATACTCAAAACAACAATTAGTTGATATTTGCGGAGAAAGATTAGATTGCTTTGGTTTCTTAAACATGCCTTCAATGAAACAATTTAAACAATCAGCATCACCAACATTTATAGATGCTAATGGAGTATTACAAACAAGCTACATTGCAGCAGGTGGTAATTTAGACAAAAACCCAGCATTCTTATATTCTTTCGGTATAGGTAGAGGTACAACTTGTGTAGGTTATTTCACTCCTTATGTAACAGTTAGTGATAATGGTAGACCATTCGATGTTCCACCAGCAATGTTTGTAGCTACAACTTATATGAAGAAAATAAATGCAAACTCATCTTCTATAACTCCTTGGACTATAGCAGCAGGTATAACAAATGGTAAAATAAGTGGTTTTGGTAAAACTGAAATTGACTTTACACCACAAGACATTTCTAATCTTAATATGGCTCAAATGAACCCTATTGTATATAAAAAGAATAGAGGTTATGTTATTGAGACTGAAAATACAGGTCAAACTGATTATAAATCATCATTATCATACATTCACTGTAGAGAAGTGTTGATTGAATTAGAAAGAGATTTAAGTGCAATGTTATTAGATTTCCAATGGAAATATAACACAACACAAACAAGAGCAGAAATCAAACAAAGAGCTGATGCTATTTGTAGCACATATGTAAGTAAAAATGGTTTATATAACTACTTTAACAAGTGTGACCAAGAAAATAATACTCAAATTATCATAGATAATCAAATCGGTGTATTAGATACTTATGTAGAAATTATTAAGGGTATGGGAGTAATTGTTAATAATATAACAATCCTTAAGACAGGAGCAATTGCTTCAGGTGGTTTCCAATAATAATTAATAAAAATAATAAAAAATCCGTTCCAAAAGAACGGATTTTTTATTAAACATAATTAGGAGTTTTTAATATATATGTAAAAACAAAATGTTATGGATTTAGAAATTTTTAAAAAAAGTGATCCTTCTGGAAGTATGTGTAAAGAAAAATCTTTGTTAAAAACATATCCAAAGGAATATGAATATATTATTGATTATTGTATAAATAATGAATTAGAAGATTTACCTTTTAAAGAAAAAGTTTTTATTTCTGTCAATAATTTAAAAGAAGTTCCTAAATGTAAAAATAATAATTGTAGTAATAAAGTAAAGTATAAAAATTCAACAATAGGATATTTAACTTATTGCTCTAATAAATGTATAAGTTCAGATGAAAATATAAAAAAATATAAACAAGAAAAATCTATTGTTAAATATGGAACTAAAACCCCTGCTGAATCATTAGAAATAAAACAAAAAATTATAAAAACAAATTTAGAAAAATATGGGGTTAATTCTGCTATGTGTTTAGAAAAAACTCAAGAAAAATCTAAACAAACTTTATTAAAAAATTGGGGTGTAGATAACCCTAATAAATCAGAAGAATTAAATAAAAAAAGAATAGAAAGTTTTAAAATAAGTGATTTTAAAGAAAATTTTAAAAAAACATCCATTGAAAAATATGGAGTTGAACATCATTGGATGATAAAAGAAATACATGATAAATCAATTGATGTTTTTTATTCTGATTATAAAAAAAGAATAATAGATAAAATTAATCAAAATGATTATGAATTTAATGGTTTTAATAAAAATATAACTACATATTTAAAATTTTTTTGTAAAAAATGTAATACTAATTTTGAGATATTAACTTATCAATTTTATTATAGAGTCACTAATAATACTAGTATATGTACTAATTGCTTTCCTATATCAGAAAGTTCAAGTATTAAACAAATTGATATTTATAATTTTATTAAAGAAAATTATAATGGAGAAATTATAGTAAATACTAAAGATTATATTAATCCGTATGAAATTGATATTTATTTACCAGAATTAAAATTAGGGTTTGAATTTAATGGGCTATATTGGCATAGTGAGAAATTTAAAAAAGAAGAATATCATTTAATAAAAAAACAATTAGCAGAAAAAAATAATATTAATTTATTTACTATATGGGAAGATGATTGGGTTATTAAAAAAGAAATCTGTAAATCATATATTCTAAATAAGTTAAACTTAACATCTAAAATAGGAGCACGTAAATGTGTAATTAAAGAAGTTGATTATACAACTTCTAAAAATTTTTTAGATAGGAATCATTTTCAAGGTGATTGTAAATCATCAATAAGAATTGGGTTATATTATAATAATGAATTAGTTAATCTAATGACATTTTCTAAATTAAGACTTCCTTTAGGTGGAAAAAATCAAGAACATGTTTATGAGTTAACCCGATATTGTAATATAATAAACACTAATATAATTGGCGGAGCTTCCAAATTATTAAAATATTTTATTGATAAATGGATTCCAATTAGAATAGAAACTTATTCAGATAATTTAATTTCTAATGGAAATATGTATGAAAAATTGGGTTTTACTTATTTACATACATCTAAACCTGGATATTGGTATGTAATTGATAAAAAAAGAGAACATAGGTTTAATTGGAGAAAATCTAAGTTAGTCAAAATGGGTTATGATATAAATAAAACTGAAGAAGAAATTATGCTAGAATTAGGATATTATAGAGTATATAATGGCGGCAATAAAAAGTGGATTTTTTTATTATAAAAAATTTTCATATATTTATAATATAAAAAATATTTATTATGAATAAAGTATATCTACAATTTTGGGAATTATCAGAAATTAATCAAGAAGTTAAAAATGACGGAGTATCATTACATCTTACAATCAATGATTGTAAAAATTATATAAATCAATTTTATAAAAAACGAGTAGGAAAAAAAGTTCCAAGTAAATATTCTCGTATTGTCGGAGAACCTATATTAGTTGAGATAACTGAAAAACTTTTTAAGTTAGTAAAAAAGAATTTGAATCTTAAAATACGAAGTTATAATTATAATAATCTTATTAAATTAGAAGATATAATTATAGTTTAGATAAGAATTTATCAGTTATTATAATAAACTCAAAACCTTTTTTCTCACAAAACTCAATCATGTATTTCCATTTACTTAAATTTTTATTCCACATTTTTAGGGAATATTCAAAATTTTTAAGTTGTTTAACTGTAGCATTTTCTTTTAAGACTGGTGCTACAGTTTCACTATGTGGTTTAACTTCTGCTATAATTTTTGCAATACTACCATCAGGTTTTTTCATTTCATAATAAAAATCTGGATAGTAACTATGTTTAGAACTAATTAAACCTTGTGTACCATTATCCCAATCAGTTTTAACGTATTCTACTTTAAAATTTTCAGCAGACCATCTAATAACTTTTTCACTATAATCAAAAAATATCATAGCTTTTTTCTCTAATCCTGAACGATAATATAATCCACCTTGATTATTTAATTTTAAAACTTTGTCTTTGTTTTTTGGAATATATAAACCTTGATGATAATTACTATTATTTGGTTTTGAATTAAGCATATTAAAATATTATTTTTTTAATATATATTAAATGTCAGAGTTGTTGGAAAGAGTTAAATTATCTAATTTAGTATATGGAAAAGATATACCCGATGTTTTTAAACAAAACTCTTTATTTTTTTATGAAAAATATGGAAAGTCAGATAAAAGTGTCTTAAATGTAAGTCCTGGTAACATGAAGTTAGGATATTTTTATCATCTTGATTATAAAGATGATTCTAATTGGATTAAATATTCTCCTATATTTACTATTGATTTCAAAAAGTTTGATAACTTAATTATTATATATGGAGTTAATTTTAATTTTATTCCAATTGAAATAAGAGTATCTATTTTTGATAAATTTTTTATAGATAAAAACTTTGATAATAATATAGGATTAGCAGTTAATTATGAAGGATGTTATAATGAATTATTAAAATATGGATATGAATGGGCTATCGTAGAATACAATATGGCTCAAATAGTTTTAGTCCATGAAATTAATATGGAATTAATTCCTAGATTTCTATATTCAGGGCATCCAATAAATAAATATGATCCAAAAAAATTATATGAAATTTGGAAAACTAAATTAGAAACAAGAGATAAAAGACATGCTGAGTTATCTAAATTATTAGTTAAAGATATGTTTGATATATCATCAGATATTGATAAAAATTTCACAGAATTAAAAGACCATATTAATAGAATACAAAAAAGTTATAGTAAGTATGGAAAATAAAAATATTTATACAATGAAATTCAAAGAATTTATTTTTGAAGCAACTAAAACAGACATAAAAACTCTTAAAAAGAGTATGCCTTTACAAAAAGTTAAACACTCAAAAAGAGTTGCTAATTTAATTAAGTTATTAACAGTATCTCAAGATGTTCATAATGCAGCTTTATATCATGATTTCTTAGAAAGAGGTGGGTCTATTGATGTATTAAAAAATATGGTTAGTTCATATTCAATTAAATTAGTTGAGTTTTTAACATATTATGATAATGATGTAAAGTTATCTAAAAATAAATCATTAGATATCTTAAAAGAAAGATTTAAGGATATAGATACAAAAACAAAAAATGATATTATAGAAATTAAAATATGTGACCGTATAGATAATTTATTAAGAAAAAAAGAATTAAATAAATTAAGTAATAAATATTTAATAAAAAGTCAAGAGTTATTTGATTTTTTAATATCATCTTATGATGGAAATAAAAATAAATTATTAAACTTCATACAGCCCTACTTTTCAGAAATACTAGAAAAGGCATAATATTTAATATATACATTAATTATGTATAAAACCTACGAAGAATGTAAAAATTTTATTAAACAAAATTTAAAAATAAAAACTCAAAGAGATTTTAATTCTTATATAACTGGTAAATCAATTCAGTTAGGAATTCCTGCTAATCCAAGAAAATTCTTTAAAGAAGAATTTTTGGGTTGGGGGGATTTTTTATGTACTAATAATATAGCAAACCAAGAAAAAGAATTCTTACCTTATAATAAATTGAAAGAAAAAGTTATAGAACTTGGAATAACTTCTATTTTTGAGTATAAAAAAATATATAAAAAACATAATTTTTTTCCATCCTCACCTGATCAAACTTATAAAGAATGGATTTCATGGTATGAATTCTTAAATAAAGAAAAAATTCAATTACTATCTTTCGAAGAATCTAAAAAATATTTAAAACAATTTTGGTTTAAATCTTCAACTGAATATATTGAGTGGTATAATAATATCAGACCAAATAACCTTTCAGCTAACCCTGAAAAATTATTTAAAGAATGGATTTCTTATTCTGATTATTTAGGATATGAAGAAAAGATAATGTCTTATGGATCTCAGAAAGTTCAAAGTTTTCTTGATAAATACTCAATTAAATATAAAAAAGAAAAAACATTTCCAAAATGTAAAAATAAAAAAGTTTTAAAATTTGATTTTTATCTTGTAAATTATAATATTTGTATTGAATATGATGGAGAGCAACATTTTAAACCAAATAAATTAATTGGTGGAATTGAAGCACTAGAAAAAGTAAAAATACATGATGAAATTAAAAATAAATATTGTTTAGATAACAACATAATCTTATTGAGAATATCTTATACAGAACAAAAAAATATTGA